GAACAAATACGACCCCGCCGCCAAGGCCCAGGCTGAATACGAAAAGGGGATCGCGCTGGCCGATAAGGCGCTCCGCGACGGCACCTACACCACCGAGCAATACCAGAAAGTCGTTCAGGGCCTGTACGCCGACCTGAACAAGCCGATCTGGGACAAGCACAACAAGCAGGCAAAGGAAGCGGCTGATGCGATCAAGAAGATCGACGATCAGCTGGAGTCTGTGCGCGACCGACTGGACCCGGTGCGCGCGGCGACGAAGCGCCTGACCGCTGAGAAAAAGCTGCTCAAGGAGGCGCTCGACAAGGGCCGTATTTCGTTCGAGGACTATACCCAAAGCGTTGCGCTGCTTGACAAGGAGTACGACGAGAACACCCGCGCCACCTCCGAATGGGCGCAGTGGACCGAATCCGCCCTTGAGCGCGTAGACAGTGCGTTCGCCGACGCCTGGCGCAACATCGGGGACGGGTTCTCGTCGTTCCGCGACTCGCTGACCAACGCATTCAAACAAATGCTCGCCGAACTGGCGCACCTGGCCATTACCCGGCCAATCGTGATGCAGATCGGGGCGGCGATTGGGATTGGCGGTGGGGCGGGTCAGGTGTCGAGCATGCTCGGCAGCGGCAGTGCTGGCGGCCTCGGCTTTGGCGATATCAGCAACGCATTTTCGCTGTACCAGGCCAGCCAGGGGCAGGGCTTACTCGGCTCGGTATGGAGCGGCTACCAGGCTGGCGGCCTGTCCGGCGCTTGGAGCGGCGTAACCGGCTATGGTAGCGGCCTGCTGTCAGGCATCGACGCCAGCGCCGGTCAGCTATACGGCACCCTGACCAATGGCGCCAGCGCCAGCTACGCCCCGCTTTCGTATCAGGCACAGGTCGGCGGTTGGAGCGAGATAACGCAGGGTGCTGCGCCATGGTTGTCTGGCCTGGGCGGGGCCTACATGGGCTATCAGAACGCCGGATTAAAAGGGGCGGTAGCCGGCGGGGCTGGCGGTTACGCAGGCGCTCAAGGCGGCGCGTACATCGGAACCATGATTCTGCCTGGCATCGGCACGGCAGCCGGCGCTGTACTCGGCGGCATTCTAGGCTCGTCGTTAGGCTCAAGCATTTTCGGCGGCGACTGGCAGACCAAAGACGTTGGCCTTGCGCTCAGCGTCAATGACGGCGAGTTCCTTGGGCAGCAGTTCGAGTACCAAAAGAAAAAGGGCGGGCTGTTCAGTTCGGACAAAAAGCGCACCCGTTACAGCGCGCTGGACGCCGAAACCGCAGCAGCCCTGCAGCAGGCATATGACGCCACCGAGGCCGGCGTGGCTGGGCTGTTCGAGGCATTGAGCTACAGCATCGAGGAGGGCTCACTAGACGGGCTTCAACTGGCGCGCGAGAAAATCAGCACCAAGGGCAAAACCGAGGAGGAAATCAGCGAGGCCATTGCTGAATGGTTCGGCTCCGCTGCCGATGCCATGACGGCCGAGCTGAACAAGGTCTTTGCCACCGGTCTGGACCTCGACCTCGAAGGCATGCAGGCATTCGTCGGCAACCTCCAGGGCGTGAACGAGGTGCTGCGTTATCTCGACGTTGAGATGTACGACGCTAGCGTGGCTGGAGGGAAGCTGGCCGAGGCGCTGTCGGCTGCGGCTGGTGGGCTGGATGCGCTGGCAACCAACTCGCAGACCTACTACGCCGCGTTCTTCAGCGAATCTGAGAAGATCGAGGACACCCTCGACGCCGTTACGCGGGCGTTCGCGGCTGCAGGCATTGAGCTGGCTGAATCCCGCGAGGCATACCGGGCCATGGTCGAGGATATCGACCTGACCACCCAGGCCGGGCAGGAGATGTTCGCCACCCTCATGGAACTCTCCGGTCAGGCGGCGCAGTATTTCTCGATTGTTGAACAGCAGGCGGCGCAGAAGGCAGCAGAGGCTAACGCACTCCTTATTGGTGCGGTCGGTAAGTCCTATGCTGCCCTGCAGCGCTCCATTGCCGCCCAGCAGCGAGAGCTGCAGGCGGCCTACAGCGCCCGGATCGGCTCGCTGAACGACATGGCCGCAACGGTCTCGGCAAATCTGTCCGGAATGACAGGTATTGCCAACTCGCTAGATGCGGCACTCAAGCGCCTGCGCGGCACATCTGACGATGCCGTGCGGATGTTGCGTGCGCAGGCGGTGATGACGCTCAACAGCGCGCTGGTCACGGCGCGGGCGGGCGGCTCTCTGGCTGGTTTCGAGGGCCTGCAGGATGCGCTCGACGTGGCGTCGGAAATGGACGCGTCGCTGTACGGCTCGCTCGAGGATTTCGAGCGCGAGCAGGGCCGCACCGCGAACTTGGTTGCCGAGCTGGAGAAGGTCAACGGCAAGCAGCTCACGACCGAGGAGCGCCTGCTTGAAACCGTGCAGGATCAGCTCGCCGCAGCCCAGGCGCAGTACGAAGCCGACATGGCCGGGCTGGATGCTCAGCTTGCTTTCGCTCAGGCGCAACTCGACGCGCTCAACGGCATCGACAACAGCGTCATGGGCGTGGCGGCAGCGATTGCCGCAATGAACGCCTCGGTGGTTGCTGCTCTCGGGGCTCTGCCCAAGGGCGCCGCGCAGGCCAACACGTCGCAGAACAACGGTGCAATCGTCTCGACGCTTTACAACGACCTGTTCGGGCGCACCGCGTCGGCTGAAGAGGTCGCGTATTGGTCTGGCCGGCTGGGTTCGGGGAATCTCGAATACTCCGATATCGCGGCGAACATGAAGCAGTGGGCGAGCGCGGCAGACAAGGAGGCTATGAAGCAGCGCGGCATTCCGGGCTTTGCCTCGGGCGGCTTCCATTCTGGCGGCTTGCGTCTGGTCGGCGAGAACGGCCCCGAGCTAGAAGTCACCGGCCCGTCGCGCATCTACAACGCCAGCCAGACGGCGGCAATGCTGGGTGGCGCTGGCTCGACCGAGGAACTGCGCGCCCTGCGTAGTGAGGTGGCCGGCTTGCGTTCAGCTCTCGGCGCCATTGCCAAATACACCGAGAGCACCGCCTACGGCGTGCGCCAAATGAACGAGATCGGTCTACCTCAACCGGAGGCAGCATGAGAGTAGTGCGGCCGGCGTCCGTGACGCCAACAACGCTGCTCAGCAGCAATGTCGCGCTTGATGACGCGCCCGCATGGGCGGCTGGGACGTACAGCACGGGTCAAACCGTGCTGCACAACCTGCACGTTTACGAGAGTGTGGCAGATAGCAACACGTTAGAGCCAGGCACCGAGACCACGACGCCGCTCAAATGGATAGATCTCGGTGCCTGCAACCGCTGGCGTATGTTCGACAAACGCGCTGGCACCAAATGGCTGATCGGCAAATACACGACCAACGCTGAATCCATCGACCTGACGATACAACCATGGCAGGTCGTTAACGCAATCGGCCTTGTCGGCGTGGCCGGGACTAGCGTTCGCGTCGTGATGACTGCTCCAGGGGAGGGCACCGTCTACGACAAAACGGTCCAGATGGCCGATACCGGCGTGACCAGCTGGTACGACTACTGGTTCGCCCCATTCGAGCGACGAGACAACGTTGCCATGTTCGACCTGCCGGCCTACGGCAATGCGGACGTTCAGGTCATCGTCTCGGCGCCTGGCGGCACGGCCCAGGTCGGGACGCTGGTTCTCGGCAGTGCGCTAGAGATTGGTATGGCCGTCTACGGCACCGGCCTCGGGCTGGTCAGTTACACGCGCACCGACGAGGACGATTTCGGCAACGTCACGCTGACCCCTCGGGGATCTCGTCGGACCGTCGATTTCGATCTGCGCATACCTACAGACCAGATCGGTACAGCCATGCGCACGCTGGAAAAGCTGCGCGACGTGCCGTCCCTCTACGTCGGCGATGCCGGCATGGACACAACAATCATCGTTGGGCGGTTCGAGCGCCTGGCGACTGTTATCACCAATCCTGCGCTTTGCGACATGACCCTAGAGGTTAGGAGTTTCCAATGACAGCACCGGTTATTACACCGCTACCTCCTGCGCCGACGCGGGCTGATGCGCCGAGTGATTTCACTGCAAAAGCAGACGCATTCGTGGCGGCACAGGTCGGCATGGTCACGGAGTTCAACGCCTCCGCTGCGTTCGTCGATCAACGCGCCATTGACGCCGACGCCAGCGCGCAGGCTGCTGCCGCGAGCCAGCAGGCCGTCGAGGATGATCGCGCAGAGGTCGCCGCCAATACCGCGACCGTCGCCAGCAACACGGCAACCGTAGTCGCCCGCGCCGATGAAGTGGCCGCCAACACGCTACAGGTAGCCGCTGACGCCGATCAGGTAGCGGCTGACCGAGTGGCAGTAGACGCAGCACTGGCGTCCATCGCTGACGGGCCAGTGGCGAGCGTTGCGGGACAGACCGGTGTCGTCTCTCTGGAAAACCTCAGCACGGCAGGGGTTGCGACTCAGGCTGGCACCGAGACGCTGGCCAACAAAACCGTCAGCGGCCCTCGCTCCAGTATGGCGCAATACATCGACAAGACCATCACCAACGCAGCCGCCACCGGCACCGTCACGCTCGATCTGTCCGCCGCTGATGTGTTCGACCTGACACTGAGTGGCAATACGGCATTAGCAATCAGCAACGCGCCATCTCTCGCTGGAGAAACGTTCACCGTCGTCGTGCGCGTCCGACAGGGCGGAACGGCGAGGACGTTGGCATGGTGGGGCGGTATTACTTGGCTCGCCACAAGCACACCCGCTACACCCGCTGCAAACAAGATCGTGGAATATGTCCTGTCAACGACCAACGGCACCGCATGGCTCGGGCGCAAGGGGGCGGCAAATTGACTACGGCTAAGAAATTGATGATGGGCGCTGGAGATATGCCGCCATCCCACCTGGCTGTTCCAACCCAGAGTACAGTCGAAATATTCAGCGCAACCGAAGGCAGCCTGTCCGGGCCTTCGGTTGCCCCGCTGGTGACACTATCGGCTCCGCAGGCAAGGGTCGCCTATTCAAAGGATGGCCTATACCTGGCAATGGCTATTGCTCACACCTCGTTCACGGGCGTCAATGCATTGATAGCCTATGTGCGGGAGGGGGACGAGTACGTGCGTCTCCCTAATTTTTCTGGACAAGTACCACCCAGCACCGCAGCAGTCGTTTCGATATCACCAGACGGTGTGTATCTCGCTGCCACAGGGGACTTCAGCGGTATCTACATATACAAAAGATCCGGGGATCAGTTCTCGTTTCTCGTTAACTTGGGTTATGGAACTTCCTTGTCGGACTTGCAGTTTTCTTCCGATGGGATTTATTTGATTGCCTCCAACGAAGGGAGCATGCGCCAATATCGCCGAACTGGTGATTTGTTTACAAACGTCACGGAACATTCGTCAATTGCGACCGGCAAAAGGCCTGTAGCGCTAAGTTCAGATGCAATGTACGTTGCCGATGCTCCGAGTTCGCAGGCGTCTGGATTATGGTTCCGTATATTCAAGCGCGGGGCCAGCGACGGACTGACGCAGATTCCCGCAGCGTCATTCACAGGGCTGCTACCTAGCTCAGTGTGTGCGGATATAGCGTTTTCCCCTTCTGGTAACTTTTTCGCGGCAGTGTCTGGCAGCTATCTTTATATCTATCGGCGCAATGGCGATACTTTTTCAGCCATTTCGATTGCCCAGCCAACTCTTGGGACGCTGGGTGCTTTGGTGTTTGATTCCTCTGGAAACTTGTATATAGCTGGGTATAACTCCCCGTACTTGCAATATTACAAATATAACGGGAGTAACAGCTTTACAAAATCGGACGTTACTTTTGATAGCCTTAGCTATCGAGTCATCTCGATAGACGTTTTCCCGAATGCCACGTATGGAGAGTGAGATATGTTCATCAATTTAGAAACTAAAGAACATGCGTCCGGGATAACTATCCGCCGTGCCCATCCTGAAATCAGTTTCCCGCCAGAGATAACAGTCGACCACGTTGCTGCTCTTGGATATGCCGAGCTGGAATACGACCCGCAGCCAGAGCTTGCAGCTGGCGAGCAGCTGCAGCCCGGCGAGATCCGGGAAGATGGCGGGAGGTATGTCCAGGGCTGGGTTGTGGTTCCTGCGCCTGCGCCTGAGGTCCCGCAATCCGTCACCATGCGGCAGTGTCGTGTCGCGCTGCTCGATGCCGGCCTGCTTGATGCTGTGCAGTCGTCCATTGCTACGATGCCCGGCGTAGAAGGCGAGCGCGCCCGGATCGACTGGGAGTACGCGCTGGAAGTCCGCCGCGACTGGCCGCTGATCGCCTACATGGCCGGCGATCTTGGGCTGACAGACGAGCAGGTGGACGCGATGTTCGTTACCGCTGCTGCGATCTGACACACCCATGACACACAGACCCGCTTCGGCGGGTTTTTCTTTGCCTGGAGTTTCCCATGCACATCTCAGAAACAGGCCTGGCGCTGATCCGCCAGTTCGAAGGATTTAGCGCCAAGGCTTATCCAGACCCAGCTCACGGATGGAAGGTCCCAACCATCGGCTACGGCACTACGGCAGGAGTGAAGATGGGCGACACGATCACGAAGGAGCGCGCCGAAGAGCTGCTGCGCGACGACGTGAAGCGGTTTGAGGGTCAGGTGCTGCGGCTGGTCAAGGTTCCGCTGACGCAGGGCCAGTTCGACGCCTTGGTCTCCTTCACCTACAACCTCGGCGCTGGCAATCTCAGCAACTCGACGCTGCTGCGCCTTCTGAATGTGGGCGACTACTCCGGCGCGGCGGCTCAATTCGACCGCTGGGTCTATGCCTCGGGCAAGAGGCTGTCCGGGCTCGTAAAACGCCGCGCCGCTGAGCGGGCACTATTCGAAGGGAAAACACCATGCGCCTGATCGCCACCGCTTTGCTGCTGCTCGCCCTGCAGGGCTGCACCGTAATCCAATCCGCGCAATACGCCGTTGCCCGCTACTGCATGCTGCCCGAGCCAGCCCGCAGCGCAAACCGCGAGGCCGTCGCGCTAGCCATGGCGCCGAACCGCATCAACATCAAATGTGCCGGGGTGGACGATGAGTAACGCATGGTTCTCCGGGGCGCTGGATCTGCGGGCGTACAAGCCGGGCGAGTGGGTGCTACTGGAGCCGTTTCGCTATCACGCGCGTGACGGCCGGGAGTTCACCGTGCCGCGCTGGTTCATCACCGATCTGGCGTCGATACCGTGGCTGGTCGATCCGCTGTTTGACGGGCTGGACCATCGGGCGGCGGGCGTGACCCATGACTGGCTTTATTGCTCTCAGCAGGTCATCCGCGCCGAAGCCGACGATCTGTTCCGCGAGATGCTGGAAACCCTCGGTGTCGGCGTCATCAAACGGAACCTGATGTACTCCGGGCTGCGCGTGGGTGGCTGGTATCGCTACGGGCAATGCGACGGAGGCCCGAAGAACGACGACTTCGCCTGGGAGTTCATGAACTCGGCAGAGCGTGAGGCGTACCGGATCAGGTTTGTTGCGTAAAGGGAATTAGGGTTGCCCGGACGGGCGAGGACTTCAAACTGGCGCTTCTGCTCCTGCTCCGGCAGGCGCTTGAATGATTGCCACAGGCTCATGCTCACCCCCTCACCGTTACGCCGGCTGCTATCGCCTTGTATGTGTGCATGTCTATCTCCTGCTGCGTGTGGGGTTAGGCGGCGCTGACTATGCTGCTGGCAAGTTCCCATAGCCGACTATCGCCGTCGTACAGCACTTCAAGCAGCTGACGCTTCTCGGCTAGGTAGACTTTTGCGAACTCCGGATCACGCTCGACGATGCTTTTTGTGTTGCTGATCAGGTCGGCCAGCTTGATCGTCTTGCACGCAGGAGACTGCGCCGCGGTGTGGGCGCGATCTATCGCCTTGCGTGCCTTCCGATTTCCATCCTCGGGCCGCGACACGTCGGTTAAGCCGGCAACAAGATCGGCCACGCCGCGCCCGAACTCGCATTCGATGAGATCGATCGTGACGCCAGTGTCTTCCACCACGTCGTGCAGCCACGCGGCAGCGAGCATCTGCTGATCGGCGATGCCGTGCTCTCGCAGCAGCTCGACTAGTTCGGCAGGGTGGCTGATGTATGGCTCGCCGGTGTACTTGCGAACTTGGCTCACTGCGTGGTGCGCAGATGTAGCAAATACTCTGGCCTTTTCGATTATGTCCATGCGTGCAAATCCTCCCCGCCGACTCTCGCCGGCAGGCTGTGTGTTTGGGTGGGGTTAGGGGGTGGTTAGTGGCGCATCATTCCGCCTACTTGGCGGCAAGGGCTGTGTTGATCTGGTCGACCAGGGCGTCCATAGCCGCGTAAACGCCCT